GCTATGTCCGTTCTCAGATGCAGGTTCGAGAGATGTTCCAGATCCAGGCTTGGAGTCCGAACTGCAACAAAAGGTCCTGGATTATTGCAAGGAGAACGGCTGGCCCTGTTTCCATGATCGGAGCAAGAAGGTTAATGAACCTGGGTGGCCGGACAATATTATCTTTTTGCCAAAGGGTAAGGTTTTATTGATCGAGTTGAAGTCATCAGCGGGGAAGCTCCGAAAGGAACAATATGAGTTACGGCGGGTATTGGGGTGGAATGACCACATAGTTTACATAGCTAAGTCATTCAAGAGGGTTGTGGAAATCATTCAAAGGGAATTGAAAGGAGACTAATATGCTAAAAAATTGGAAGTGCATTATTGGAGCCACCCTGTTAACGCCGGTTTGTCTTGCCCTGTTGGGGGGGTTGGCATTCGGTATAGGGGTGGTTGTAGCATGGGTCGAGATTTTACAGTGGATTATACGGTGGATAGTGGGGCCAGGTTTGGTTTTATGTGCAATATCGCTTTTCTGGTGTCTCCTATACGTTCATTGTAAAGTATACTGGCAAAAGAGGAGGGAAATAACATGAAACTAATATTCAAATGGTGGAACTGGTGGGACGGACGGCACAGCCGGGCTGTAGAATTGCGGCAACTCAAGGACGGGTATATCTCAAAATATTCAATTCGTGAGCTAATATCGACCCTGAAGGGGCTGGAGGGTAAGTGGATTAGCGTTGAGGTAGAAGATGCCTAAAGACCCACACAAGCGCCTTGCTGAGCTAAACGCTCAGATAACCTACCACAAAAAAGAGGTGATCCGGTTGATGAAAGAGCGGGAAGAGATTAAGCTTGCGGACGTTGGGGAAGGAGGAGATAAATGAAATACTGTATCTGTGAGCCCTGGCAAAAGAACGTGGCCCCACATTACAAGAAAAGTGTTTCCCTTTGGGATTCGTCACAATCCAAGGAGCCAATGTATTTTGGCATTGCAATCGACTTTTGCCCATTTTGCGGCAAACAACTGAAAGGAGAAAACAGATGAAAAAGATAATCGTACTGTTAGCACTGGCAATTATCATTCCTGGGGTGGCGTGTGGGGAGGAGCGGAACCCCATTAACTACGACCAATTCATATACGAGAAAATGCAGAGACTAATAGACCAACAAGGGGATCTAACGATACGCGCTCCTGAGAAAACAGCCACTTACGAGATCAAAATAACAATCAAATACAACGCTGTAACTGAACGAGAGGCCGCTGAGATCAACCGTAAGGCCTTAGCAGAGCATGGCGAGGGGGCATGTCAGGTTGAGGTGAAGATTAAGAAGAAGCGGGATGACAGCAACAACCTGGATATAACAGGGACGGGTGATATCATATTCCATAATCCTGGGGATACAATCGGATACAGTACGGATTAGGGGGTGAAATCATGACACCAACATGGGCGATATGGTCAGCAGTCTTAATCGGGCTCGGTTTTTTAGCCCTTGCTGGAGCTGCATTATGGATAAAAGTGTTTGAGGAACGTGCAGATTAGGAGGCTATTATGGCAGTCGATGATATCATAGAAATGGCAAACTGGGATTATGATGCGACATTTGCGAAAGCACGTTGTAATGTAGCGCTATATAAAATATTAGCGCATTTAGCGGATGAGGTCTCTACGAGTGTTGGCAGGAAGTCGAAAACATATATAACGCCACTCAACAATACGAGAAGAGTTTTATATTTAATTCTAAAGGCGGTTGAAGAAGGTATATGATAAAAAACCCTTGACATTACAAAAAAACTCCTTTAAATTATTATCTATTCCTCCTTTTCATTGGCCCTGGATATCCTGATCAGATGTCTGGGGCCACCCACAAATCAAGGGAGATTATGAAAGTAGCTATAATTACTCTGTTTTTAAGCCTGTCCACCCTCGCAACATCAAGCGCCTATCAACCGCAAGGCGCTTCCCAATATCAAGTCAATTTCGACAATCAATTCAAAGCACAAAATCAATTCTTTATAAATGATTTCAATAGATTGCAACGAGACCATGAAACCCAGAGGATCCAAAATAGGTTGCATCGGTTGGAGTGGGATCGGCAAATGGAGCGGTGGAGAAATCTCCCGAAGTTGGGAGAATAAAGGGAGATTAAGCTGTAGATCAGCCGTTAGCTTGCCCACGGTTTGAGTTAAACCAGGGTATGTAATAAGTTTCAGGCGGTTGGGAAATGAGAACCCCGACCCCCGGTCGCTACATGGTGCCTAATGAAACGGTTCATAAAAATCCATGTAGGTAACGGACAAGCAGGTTTTAAGTGGCGCTTTTAAACCTTATATCAAAATAGACATAAGGGTAAAAACACCAAGGCTGGCTGGCAACCATAACTACACCTGATGATAGACCCCTGAAGCTCTAAAGTCCTTTTTTTCAGGACAAGGCCATGAACCGGGTCGAATAGGCATTCTGTTATATCAAATTAGCCATATGTCAAAAATGACATAAGGAGAGAAAATGGCACACGCCGGCGGTAGACCAACAAAATATAAAGAAGAGTTTTGCGATAAAATTCCAGAACTTATGAAACACGGAATGGCAAAAGTCGAGTTATGTGCGGAACTCGGTTTCGGGTATGATGCTTTCTTGGATTGGCAGAAAAAATACTCAGAGTTTTCCGAGGCCGTAAAAAAAGGAGATAAATTATCGGAAGCATGGTGGGTGAAACAAGGACGGATTGCGTTGAGAGAAAAGGAGTTTAACGCGACCCTGTGGTATATGAATATGAAGAATCGTCATGGCTGGTCAGATAAACAGGAGGTTACGGTTGGCGGCGACCTTGGCCTAAATATCAACGAAATGACAGAAGAAAGAAAGAAAGAGCTGAAAGAGATTGCGCTATTGCGCGCGGAACTGGCTTTAAAGGATCGGAGAAATGCCTCAGACACAGCTTGAAACAACCCCAGAAGAAATATCAGCCGTTAGCGCCTGGTACTGGGCTTGGTATAACAAGATCAAGCTACAGGCCAGTGAGTACAAGCTGGAGGGCCATGAGTGGCAGATTGCGCCCATGCAGTCCACTCATAAGCATCGAGTAGGCCGCAAGGCTGCACAAATCGGGTGGTCGGAGCTGGAGGTATTGAGGACTATTCACGGTATGATCCACGGTCAATATCCTGCAGGTTGTTTGTATCTGTTCCCTACGGGGGACGATGTATCAGATTTTTCTAAAGCTCGGTTCAATCCCCTTATAGCAGACAATCCACTAACTATTGGCAAGCATGTCAAATCAACTGATTCGACCAATATCAAGCGGATTGGATCTGGGATGCTTTATCTCCGGGGCGCACGGCTATCAAGTGTTATCGAGGGCATGAAAAAGGATTCTTCCAAGCTGCGGTCCATCCCCGTTGACAAAGTTGTTCTGGATGAGCGCGACTTGATGGACTCCAAGGCGGTTGACATGGCCATGGAGAGGATGAGCCATAGTAAGGTTCAGGAATATGCGTCCTTCAGTACTCCCACCATCCCAGACTTTGGCATTGATAAGGAATATCAAGAGTCAAATCAACTGGTTTGGATGATTAAATGCCAGAAGTGTAATACCTATACCTGCTTAGAGATAGAGTTTCCTGAGTGTATCAGTGATAATGGGTTAAGACTCTGTAAGAAATGTCGTCAAGAGATCTTCCCCATGAATGGCGACTGGGTGGCTAAAGTCCCGGACAGGACCGAAAGTGAGGGCTCCTGGCTGAGCCAGCTCAATTCTGCCTATGTTGATCCTGGTCAGATTCTCAGGCTCTATAACAATCCCCCTGAAGGTAACATCCAGGAAGTCTATAACTCTAAGCTTGGTATGGCCTACATAGCCGCTGAGAACAAACTCACGGTTAATGATGTTTACGCCTGTTGTGGTCAAGAGGCAATCTCCACAAAATCATTAGGGCCATGTGCCATGGGAGTTGATGTTGGTAAGGTTCTGCATGTTGTGATTGGTGGTAGGTTGGGTAATGATCGGTTTAAGCTCCTGAAGATGGCTCGACTAAGCAATTTCAATGATCTCCATGACTTAGCCCAACGGTTCAATGTGCAGGCCGCAGTCTTAGACATTGAGCCAGAGACCAGAACAGTTAGGGACTTCCAGGAAGCAGAACCCTATGAAGTATGGCTCTGTGACTACACGGACAACCCGGCGTCAACAGCTCGATGGCACGAGGACGACCGAACAATTATGGCTCATAGAACAGAGGCATGTGATACCGCCCACCATCTCATATCGAAGGAAGGCCATGTAGAGATCCCCCGGAAGTGTGATGAAATAGAAGAGTATGCAAAGGAGATGTCAAACATTGCTAAGGTGCTCGAAGAGGATAAGGAGACCGGTGCCCGGATCTATCGTTACCGAAAGCTGGGCGCTGATCATTATTTCCATTCAACTGTATATTTCTGTTTAGCGGCTAAGCGGGTTGGAATATTGAAGGACTCGTTTCATGTTGACAATAGGACCCCGGTGGTCGAATCAGCCTTCGACCCTTTAGCGTTTGATTAAGAGGTAAACCCATGAACCTAATAGAATTGAGCATTGTACTGTTTGGCGGCGGCTACTCGCCCACGCCTCCCCCGGATGTACCAGGCGAGGACAGCCCAGAGATCAAGGCTGCGGCCGAAGAAGCGGCTAAGAAGGAGAGGGAACTGGCCCGGAAACGCAAGGGCCGGAGGTCCACGATCCTCACCAGTGGCCTGGGGGTATCCGGTGAGCCGACAACCCGCTACGCACAGCTAAAAGGAAAGTTGGGGCAATGAACAGACGGAAATTCATTAAGGCGTTACCGATATTGGCCGGGGCCGCTGTTGTAATCCCAAAGGTATTATTCGCAAAGCCTTTAGAGATTGGTAGTCTTCTACCTGTTGCAGTTAAGCACCCTAAAGGCTTGACTATGGCTAAATTGCTTAAAGCTAAGAGAATTCTGGACGCCGCCGAAGTGCCGGGGCCAAATCGGTACTTGGTGTGGGTCAACGATAATGAGCAAAGGTGGATACATCTTACTTTAGAACATAAATAGGGATAACCCATGAACGGTAGAGAATTAGTCAGAATAAACGATAATCTCAAGGAAGATCGGGCGCTGTGGGACTCGCAATGGCAGGAGATAGCGGATAACATGGTCTATCGTAAGGCTTCCATTGTCGGCAAAATGTCACCTGGGGTCAAGCTCACCCAGAAGATGTTTGACAGCACTGCAACCTTGGCTGGCCAAGACCTGGCCGCTTGGATTAACGGTAACATGACTGGGCGTGGGATGAATTGGTTTTCATTGAAAAAGAGTGGAGAGACAGAAGATAATAAGGACTTTCAGGAGTGGCTTGAAAGCGCTCGAAAACTACAATTAGCTGCCTTCCGCGAAAGCAACCGGGACAGCGAATGGAACGAAGTCCTTTTGGATCTAACATTCTTTAATACAGGCGCGTACTACATTGAAGAAAATAAAGTTGTAAAGCCTGGTTTCAACGGCTTCAACTACATTGCCCTGCCCCCCGGTACCTACTGCGGGATACTCGGCCGTAGTCGTAGACTGCAAGGGATGTTTCGGGAGTATGACTTGAAACCTCAGCAGGCGATAGACGAATGGGGAGAAAACAAGGTAAGCGATGAGATCAAGAAGGATGCTGTGAAAAACCCAAGCAAACCATATACTTTCCTTCATGCCTGTTTCCCAAAGGAGTGGTATGGTGGTAAGAATAAAACCCCTCATCCGTTTGTCAGCTACCAGGTATGCTGCAAGACCAAGAAGATCATGAACACAGGAGGTTATCCTGATTTTCCATTCTTCATGATTCCGTGGTTACGAGAGAGCGGTGAAACATATGGGCGTGGACCTGGATGGACTTCTTTGCCTGATGTAAAAACTATCCATAAAGCATCTGAACTGGCATTGAAAGAGTGGGCGATGGCAATCTACCCTCCTTTGACTATGGTTGACCAGGGCGTCATAGGGTCTTTAAGACTGACACCGATGGGTGTTACGGTCGTTAAGAAGGATGGCGATCTAAAGCCCCTTCTCACGGGTGCTAACTTTTCTGAGAATCGGTTAAAAAAAGAAGATCTAAAAGCCGCAATCCGGGCAGTTTTCCATGGTGATAAAGTTCAATTCATTCCTCCACGGGAACAAACCGGCCAAATGACAGCGTATGAGGTAGCAAGGCGTCACCAGATGGCTCAAATGTTGTTAGGCACAACATACGGCAACATCATAGATCACGGCCTGGACCCTGAAGTGGAGCTTGGTTTCAATATGATGTATAGATCCGGGGCTTTCGGTGATGCACCGATTGATATTGAAACTGAAAACATGGAAATTGTATATGAGTCGCCGATTGTCAGAGCCCAAAGGGTTACAGAAGTGGAGGCGATCAGCAACACGTTAGAGGCTGTGGGTCAGATCTATCAGGTCAAGGAAGATATTTTCGACAACTTTAAACTTGATGATACGGCGCTTCGCATTGGTGATAACCTTGGATATCCAACTGTATTAACTAATTCCAAAGAAGAACGAGATACAATACGAAAGGCAACAGCGGAAGCTAAGCAGAAACAAGAGGCTCTTGAACAGGCCGCTCTTTTGGCGAAGGCGGGTAAGGATGCTGCCGGGGCTGCAAAGGATATGCCGGCTGAAGTGATGGAGGCGTTAAATGCCTGATAGTTGTCAATATTGCTTTGAATTTCGGGCTCACGGAGAATTAGGTATGCACTGTGCATTGAACAAAAGAAGCATAGACGATGAAGCGCGGATTCCTGATTGGTGTCCTAAAGAGAAAGAGAGAGAGAAGGATAATGCCTGAAACAACAAAGGAAGCTGAGAAGAAACGAGAGCAAGAATACAAGGCGCGGCTGGGCGACTACTTGAAAACTTTCACAAGTGCCCATGGCAGGCGGGTCCTGAAGGATATGAGGCAGTCCTATTGTGGTAACGTCTTTAACACCGACAAGATGGTATTTGCTCTCAACGTCGGAAAGATGGAAGTGGTTAAGGACATAGAGGCACTTCTCTTAACGGGCAAGAACCCTAAACTCATTGAAGAATTATTCAGGAGCCCGGAAGATGATGGGTTTGAATTTTAGTTCAATAGATGAGGGAATAGCGCAACTCCGTAAAGAATATAAGGCTATGCCAATTGCGGGATATAATCATAAGGCGTTAGTGTTACTCTTGGACTATGTTCAGCTTATGTTACATGAAAGGAAAGCTAAGGCCATGACAGATCCAGTATATTGTCGATTTTGTGGCAATGAAATCCTGTCAGGTATGGGATGTCTACTTCTTAAATGTCAAATTAAAAAGGAAGTTGAATCGGCCTTAAAGGATAAGGATGGAGATGGTTAAGGGGCCAATGGGTCAATGATAGCGATATAAAAAAGCCGAGAGGCTGAAAGGACAAAGATATGACAGAACCAATTACAGATCCTCCCGTTGACCCGCCGGTCACAGATCCACCCGTTATAGATCCACCGGTAGATCCGCCTCCCGAGCCTCCAGGCGACCGTGACTGGATCCCCGAAGATCTAAGGGGTGAGAAGTCCCTGGATGCGATCAAGGACGTTCCAGGCCTCACCAAGAGCTACGTGGAAGCCCAGAAGATGATTGGAGGGAGTGTCCGTATCCCCAAAGAGGGCGCAACCCCGGAAGAGTGGGCCGAGTTCCACACAAAGATGGGTCGCCCGGATGATGTGGCCGGGTATGAATTTGTCAAACCTGAACTGCCGGCCGGTGTTGATTGGG